CTTATATTCTTTAATGCACTCTAAAAGCGCTTTAAATGCGGTTGTAGTTTGGTCAGGCCAAAAATGAGCGTCAGAAAACACAATAACACGCCCTTTTTCAATATCCATGCCTCTACGAGTATTGCCGACAGTTTGTTCTGTCTTTTTAAAAGCGTTTACTCTAGTATCGTTAAATGATGGTAGGGTAATCCCTAATCTTGTTTCGATTGACCTTCTGCGGTTATATACAGACCTTTCGGTCATTCCATGTAATTTTGCAAATGTAAGCGGTGAGCCAATCTTTTTCCATTCTTCTATGAATTGCTCATCATTTAAATAATAGCTACCCATTAAAACCCCTTATACTGGTTAAGTTGCTAAACACTAACATAATTTTATGGCTTATATAAAAAAAGTTGATAAAAATCAAAAGGATGTTGTAAAGGCGCTACGAGATTATGGCGCTAATGTTTATCTTTTGCATACTCAAGGCGGTGGAATACCTGATTTAATGTGTGCATACCAAGGAAATACCATTTTAATGGAAGTTAAAGATGGAGCAGATAAGAAACTAACGCCCCAACAAATCGTATTATTTGAAAATTGGCAAGGTGGCCCTTTACACCGAGTAAATAGTGTGCAAGAAGCAATAGAAGTGTTAAAATCTTACGAAGAATGAAAGGCTAATTATGAACGATAACATGGCGATGTTCGCTGCTACCTTGTTGCACTCAGCGACAAATGCTCATTTTTTCCATTGGTCTACTGATTCATTCGCAAAACACATGGCTTTGGGCGATTACTATGACGAAATCGTAGAATTGACCGATGGTTTGGTTGAAGTCTACATGGGTTGCTACGAGAAGATTACTAAGTTTCCTAGCGTATATCACCAGCCGACAGACCCAGTTAAGTATATGAAATCATTACAGAAATTCGTAGAAGAAGCTCGTAAAGATTTGCCACAAGAAACACCTATTCAGAACCTTATTGACGGAATTGCCGAGTTAATCGACACTACTGTTTATAAGCTCGTAAACCTCAAATAAGGAACTACCATGCCACTTGACAAATCAGGCTCAAAAGAGGCAAAAACATCAAAGCCGAAATGAAAGCTGGTCGCCCAAAAAAACAAGCTGTGGCAATCGCCTTGAATGTTGAGCGTGATAATGCTAAAGGTAAGCGTAAAGCTACATTGGAAGAAGCATACGGCAAATTCCTTGGAAAGCGTGAGGCTGAATAATGATTACATTACCATCCGTAGTAGGTCATAAAGGCAAAAAGCCACAAGAAGAAGCCGTAAGCGGTAAAGACGACATTCTGAATCGTAAGATGAATGAGCGTATGCGCAGAAAAGCCAAGATAATGGAACAATTCAATAAGTTCCAAAAAGATATTGCTTAAATGGCTACATTAGCTGATGTTTTACGCCAAACTGGGTATGCCCAAGATGGGACATTAGCTACTCCTGCGTCAGAATCGCCAATGACTAAAGTATTGGCAGAGCATATTAAGTCTTTACCCCAAAAATTTGAACAAAACCAAGCTCAACAAATGAGCTTATTAAACCAAGCGTTCCCAGGCAATACATACGAGTCTATGATGACTCAAGGCGACCCTAAAGCATTGGCAGAATTGGCTATGCAAGCTCCATTTAATGCGATGATTGCTTATCATGGCACACCGCACACAATTAAAGGTGGTTTTGACATAAGCAAAGTAGGAACTGGCGAAGGCGCACAGGCTTATGGTCATGGTATGTATTTTGCTGAAAATCCTAATGTAGCTAGAAGTTATGCAACAACTGGAAAATATGAAACTCCTGCTGATTATGCAAGTCATTATTTAGCTGAAAGCAAACACGACCCAAAAGCAGCAATAGAAATGCTTAAAAAAGAAGCAGCTTTATTTGATAAAAAAGGTTGGGATAAAGCAGACATTCCTAAAGAAATGATTTCACAAATTGAAGAAGCATTAAAAAAGGGCGATACAAGGTCAAACTTATACAAAGTAGATATACCAGACGAACACATCCCTAATATGCTTGATTGGGATAAGCCATTAAGCCAACAACCTAAAATTGTTCAAGACGCATTTAAAACAATCGCTAAAAATGAACCAGATTTGCCTTTAGATTTTTTAATAAAAGGTGATGCTACAGGTGGTTCTTTAATTCAAGCAATAGATAAAATTAAAGCCTCTAAATTATTATTAGAACAAAATGTGCCTGGAATCCGTTATTTAGACGCTGGCAGCAGACCTACAAACATTATGGACACAAGATTAGAGTCTTTGTATCAAAAACATGGTGGAGATATACAAAAAGCTGCTGATGATTTTATGCGAACTATCCATGAATCGCCAAAGAAAAAAGCAGAAATTCGTGCTGGAATTATTAAAGACTTAGAAAACAGACCTACAAGCAATTTTGTAGTATTTGACCCATCTACAGTAAAAATACTAGAAGAAAACAGTAAACCAGTAAGCCGTAAAGAGATTATTGAGAAGCAAGTCAAAGCATTAAAAGACTGATATACTAAAACCCTTATAAATCAATCACTTGTGTTTATATGGACAATAAAGTAGAAAAAACTAGAAAAAAGACTGGTGGTCGTAAGGCTGGAGTGCCTAATAAGGTCACTCAAGAGGCACGAGAGGCTGTTAAAGCATTACTTGATGCTAACCTACCATATTTGCAAACATGGCTTCAAACGACCGCTGATGGCGTTTTTGATGACCAATCAGGAAAGTGGATTGTTCCACCTAATCCTGGCAAAGCCTGTGACATTGTTCAAAACATGGTTGAATACGCTGTGCCTAAACTAGCTAGAACTGAAGTAGTAGGAGATGAAAAGACTCCAGTACGCATGGTGGTGTCATGGAAAAAATGACCGCAAAACAACGATATGATAAATCCATGGAAGAAAGCGAAGAATTAAATCCAATAGAAAGATTGCGATTTTTTTTAGCTTGTGCATTAAACGGTCAAGATTGGCTTGATGTTGAACCTTTTATTGACGCAGTTGAAATACATAAAAACCCATTAAGTGATGCGGAAATATTAAAAAATTATCAAAATAGCTTTGATTGGGATAACAAAGGATTATGGGCATTTAACTTTAAAAAGTTTGCTGAATCCATAGAAAAGGCGCATGGAATTGGATGAAATAGTCCAAGAGGTAGAACTAGACTACCGCCCAAGAGATGTATTCCTTGAATTTCATGAACGCCAACAGCGTTGGGCAGTCATTGTGGCGCATAGACGCTGCGGTAAGACTGTTTCTTGCATTAATGACATTATTTACAAAGCATTAACAGAAAACAAAGAAAATGCTATTTATGCGTATATAGCACCATACTATAGTCAAGCCAAGACTATTGCTTGGGACTATCTCATGCGTTTTACCGAACCAGTTAGGACAAAGCACAACATTGCAGAACTATGGGTTGAGTTAATCAATGGCGCAAAGATAAGGCTATTTGGCGCTGATAACCCAGATAATTTGCGTGGTTTGGGGCTATGCGGAGTAGTTCTTGACGAATATGCCGATATGAAGCCATCAACATGGGGCGCTGTAATTCGCCCATTGTTAGCTGACCGTCAAGGATGGGCTGTATTTATTGGCACTCCCAAAGGTCATAATCAGTTTTGGGAGATATACAACCAAGCATCAAAAGACCCTAATTGGTATTGCAGAACATTTAGGGCTAGTCAAACTGGTTTATTGGCGCAGTCAGAATTAGATGATGCAGCCAAAATGATGACTGAAGACCAATACTTGCAAGAGTTTGAATGTGACTTTGAATCTGCAATTCTTGGCGCTTACTACGGTAAAGAGATGCGTCAGCTTACTGACCAAGGAAGAATTACGCAAGTTGCGTATGATTCTATGTTCCCTGTGCATACAGCATGGGACTTGGGCTATTCAGACGATACCGCTATTTGGTTCTTTCAAGTGGTTCATGGCGAAATTCGATTGCTTGATTATCACTATTCAAATGGTCAGCCAGTAGCGTTTTATGCTGGTGTAATTCAATCAAGAGAGCGTGAACGAGGCTATGTTTATGGCTATCATTACTTACCTCACGATGCTCGTGCAAAAACTTTAGCATCAAATAGGTCGGTAATTGAGCAACTTTCTGATAAAATTCCATTAAAATCTTTGAAAATTGTGCCAAATTTGTCACTTCAAGATGGAATTCAAGCAAGTCGTCTAGCTTTAACTAGAGCTTGGTTTGACCACAAGTGCGAGGATGGCATTGAATGTTTGAGGCAATACCAGCGTGAGTATGACGAGGACAAGAAAGTCTTTAGGGATAAACCTAGGCATGATTGGACTTCTCACGGTGCAGACGCATTTAGATACCTTTCAATCGTCTGGAAAGATGAAGCAAAACTGGCGCAAAAGGATGACCCAATTAAAGGGGTCTTTGTAGGGCAAACTGATGTATCACTCAACGACCTATGGAAAGATACCAAAGTCGTGGTGAATAGGAGAATTTGATGGCTAATGACATGGCAACGGTAAATAAGACTTATGAAGATTGGTATAAAGTCATCATGGGTTATGAGCGCACCTACAAACGCTGGGA